AGTCCACTGCATCTTACGTTCAGACCACTTAATACCTTTCCAAATCTTAGGATACATTTCCTGTGATTTAAAGATAAGTTCCCTTAGTTCTTCTGTTGTATGCCGTAGTAGCAAACCAGAAAAGGACGGATGGCCCATGTAACGTAAAGGGTCAGCTAACATGGCGTAGGACTTGCCTCCACCTGCACTGCCACCATATAACACTTCTCTTTCACCTGCAGCTAAGAAGGTTGTTTGTGGACCTTCATTTGGCTTAAAGATAATATTGTGTTGTTCTTCAATAGGTATTTCATCTACTACTGGATTAGCTTTAGGCTGCGCTTGAGTCTTCTTGACTGCTTTGGACTTTTGCTCCGAGCCTTTTGGCTTCGAGTTCCTCCGCTTTGGCGATTGCCTTTTTCGCATAGTCTGCCCATCTGCGTAGGCTTCCAGATTTGTTTTTTCTTCTTCGCTCATTATCTAACCGTTTCCTCAAACCTACATGCGAAATGCTTCTGCCAGTATTTCTTGTGAGCCAGTTAGCTACTTCACGATAGGAGTATTGCTTTAAATACTTCTGTGCTTTCTCTAGCATATCTAGCTGATGTTCATTCGGTAATAGTACGTCTGGATCATCGGGGTCTACATCATACCCAAAAGGTATGGTACGTGATATACGTGGAATAGGTATCCACTCATTGTCTTCTTTTATGTCAGTTGGTTGGGGTAACTTCCATTGCTTTAATGGTTTAGTCATCATCTTCCATTTGTTTTGGGGGCATAAGCATCACACCACCTTTGGCTTCAACTTGTACCTTCTCAGTCTTTACAAGACCAGTACGATCAAGTAACTCTTTAGCTGCTTGCATCTTATCACGTATACCTAGCTCAGTAGGATCATACAACGCCCCAACCATTGCCATTGCAGCTTTCGGAGCATTGCGTGATAAAAACGTTTGAGTAGCATCTATAATTTCTTCTTTCAAACTATTTACAACATGACTTGTAGAAGTTGTATCTGAATAACCTGCAAGCTTCTTTGCTGTGAGAATGTCACCACCTGCCTCTTCAAATAATACACTCAAAAACTTCTGTTGTTGTTCTGTTAATTGTCTAGCCATTATACCATCAATTCAAAATGCGGCCCATCAATAAATGGGCGTCTTCCCTGTGATCTACGTAGGTCTACATATTCATTCATGGCTTCTTCCATTGTACCACCATAATCTACTATATTGCCTACTGACCAAGCTGCACCCCACTTAATAGCACAGCCAACTTCTTTTGCTGCAGCTTTCATTGCATCAGCAATATCATCATACACATTTATTTCCCAGACTACATCTGAGCCATCGTAGGCAACTAAGTCTACCGCATGTGAGTATCCTGTGTCTTGTATCAGGTGTTTACTCTTCATAGTCTGTGATCGTCCAGATTTAAACAGACGCTCTTGCTCTGCCAAATCTCTTACACCATATGTAACTCCGAAGTCAACTTTAGTCACTTCAATAGCTTTTTTTACTGTCTCCACCATATCAGGGTGAACACCTTCTAGTTTACCTAATGATCTGCTTGATAATTTAAATGCCATAATTACTTCCCAAAAAACTTAGTGGCTGACCTTACAGCAAAGCTGCTTGCCACGATTACACCCAAGGTATAGCTATACCACTGGGGCATGGACTCCAATGCAGCAAAGCCATTAGCTACTGCTGCGTTAGCCCATTCAAACGGTAAAAATGCGAGGATAAGTGGGATTGAAAAAAGTAGAACCAGATACTCGTCTTTCCACGAGTTCTGGGTTCCTTGTGCCATTATCTTTTCCCACTCCGCTTCTGACGTAGCGGCTGAGAGCATTATCTGAGCTTCCGCTTCTGCCTTGGCTACCTTTACTTTATTCTGTGCAGCCTTTTCTTCTACCTTACCATTTAACCACGTACCTGCTAATTGTGATACTGGTCCAAGTAATTGTCCTATCATTTTTTATTTCCTATTGCGTTGAAACCAAAGTATGCACCAACGAGTGCTGATACTGATACAACGTAGATGTTAGCTATATCAGCTATTAACATTGCTGCTGTTTCCATACCAAGTAATGTACAAAGAAATATACCCATAGGATATAATACCATACCTGACAAAGCAAACCAAGTCATATTGCGTTGTGCATCACGCTTGGCATCTTCATCTTCCATTTTCCTACGCCTATCCTCTAAATAGATAGCACGTTCTTCTTCGTCCAGTTTACCATTCTTATCTAGGTCATATTCTTCTACCATCAGGTTCTCCTGTACCGTCTAGTTTTTTCTGCGATTTTTTTAGGTTGAGCCACATGCTGCTTACCTGCCTTCGTGCCTTGTCGTTTAGCTCTGGTTGTAGCGGCATACTCACTGCTGCTAAGAGACTTAATAGCCGCAGAAGGTAAATAACGTTCACCAGTTTTAGAACTAGGCTTACCACTCTTGGTTCTCCACTTTTGTTTCGTCCAAGACTTCAGGCTCTTTTGTGACTTAGCGAGTGCCAACTAGCAGCACTCACACTTTGGATTGCACTTACGATTAAACAAAGCGCACCATAGTCGTTTGAAGTATCGTTTCATTTGTAGCCTCCCCCTGCTTTTTTATAAGCTGATGCAAGCATTTGAGCTTTACGAGCACTCCATTGTCCTGCTCTACCACCCTTTGATCCTGCTTTTATTCTTGAGAACTGACGCTTACGCATGGCAGGTTTTGTATAGTTTCCTGCTGCGTTAACTGTGCTTTTCTTCTTCGGCATATATAACTCTCCTTATATCGGCACGACCTATACCTATATCGCTTAAGTCTTTGTCACTCATCATTTGTAGCAGTCTAAAATCTGCACGTTTTTGTTGGGCGACTTCATGCTTTTTCCAAGCATTCTTGAAAAATTGTTTTACACTCATAACTATCTCCTTTAGTGTTAATCGCTACATTGTAGCGTATGAGATAGTTATACCATAGTTGCTGACTTATGAGTACTCACAAAAGTTGCATATCCGTTATGTCGGTTGGTAATACTCCGCACCAGATACGGTTACATGAAAGTCAGAACTACTTTCTTCAAATCCTATAATCTTATCACCTGCAGCTAATGCAAGGTACGCACCACCCTGTATCACCTGATCGTTTGTACTACCTGCTAAACTTACTTCATCTACAACACTATGATACGTAGTTGTAGCTAGTTCATACCACTGTATGCTATACTTCTTTGCACCTGTAGCACCATTCGATATATGCAAAAAAGTGATGAGTGCCACATGATTATTTGGACATGTGTACACTACATCACCACTTGCACCACCTGACGTTGCTGAAAGGTTCTTTGCTTTTGTAAAGTATTTAGCTGTAGCAGGGTTTGCCATTTAAAAACTTAACTTCGCACCCATCGTAATATCACCAAACTCAAAGTCTGCATCTGATGATACTTCAGTGTATGTGGTTACACCTTTCCATACGTATTCAGCTTTCCAATCTACACCAGTAAAGATGTCACCGTTGTTAAGGTCTAATACATCAATAGTTGTTTCAGCAGAAAATGTAGCTCCGTATGCACCTAAAGCCATAGAAGGTGTAAAGTCCATCTCCCATACTTCAGTTCCTGTTGTATAGTTTAAGTCTGTTACAGCACCAACAGATAAGCCGTAGCCTAAGTCCATTGCTGATACAGATGTTGCCATAGTTGCAAAAGCAACTGGTAATAATAGTTTCTTCATTTTAGTTTCCTATAGATTAGTTCCAACTTTAAAACAGGCAGGTATGGCATAAAAACCTTGTGATTGCATTAAGGCAATACCTACATCTACGTCTTCTTCACATAGTTCTTCTGTCATAAATAGTTCATTTTGTTTTGCAAATATAATGCAAGAATTAGCATAGGGTGTGCTACAAGCTAATACGATAGCAAGCCACATTACTTTTTCTTCTTAGCCATGCCGCCACGCATCATTTTCTTTTTGCCCATGCCGCCACCACGCATCATTGGTTTTTTCTTTGCAGCCATACCGCCACCACGCATTGGTGTTTTCTTTTTCATTGCTCGAGGTTTCATTGCCATTGTCTTGTTCTCCGTTTCCTTCGATCTAATACAAGAGTCTGATACTCTTCAGATGGATACACATTGTAGTATCCTAGTTTCTCCAGTTTCAGACTTGCGTCATCCACCTTTGATAGAGACTGAATAAACATCATTGCATATTCTTTCTCTATGGCAGACTCCCACTCATGTTCATACAAGAAGTCTAGGTCTGCATCTTCTGCACCGTATTCAGGGTGAAACCCCATGATGTGCAAATCTTCTTTTGTGAAAGTGTCATTTAAAAAATTTATAAACTCAGTAAATGCGTATGGGGATGGGAATGTGTAGGAAGCTACAACAACTAGATCATATGTATTGTCAAACTTTCTAGCTTGGCAAATAGTTTCAATGCCTAAGTTTTCAGTTTCAATTACATTTACTTTGTTTTGTTTCCATGCCTCTTTTGCATATGGACAGGCAGGTAGTCCGTTCAGTGAGTCATTGGGAACTTCTAGTACGGTTTGTGACCAATCCCTAAGATCAGCTTTTATGCTCACTTGTAGAACATACCGCCTTTACGCATGTCAGCGTGACCATTACGTACCATACCACCACGATTCATGTAACCCATTTTATTCCGTACAGCACTGGGTAGTTTTTTTAAACCTGTCTGATCAGCAGATGGCGTTTTTAATACACCGCCACGGTTCATCTTTTTATCTTTATCTTTTGTTGCCATCTCACGTAATGTCTTTTCAATGGCAGCTTTAATCTTAGCTCTTTCTTCTTCCAGTTTAGCTTTCTTGAGTTCTGCACGTAGCTCTTTGAGTGACATACCTGCAAGAGCAGCAGCAGTAAGCCCTGTAGCCCCTGCAGCTTTTAATTGACCCTTACCATATGCACGTTGTTGTTTTACTGCAGGTTCAACTTTTTTTTGTCCTTCAGTCGGTTTCTTTAAAACTTTTTTTACTGCACCTATTCCCATATTATATTTCCTTTACCATGCTTTGCACGACCAGTATCGTGCAGTAAACTTATCTGTAGCTGTATCGCAATTATGTCTAGCACGAAAACTTTTACGTCTAGCAGGTTGATCTTTCTTAATGCTCATGTTCGGATCACCAAACCTGACCACCTTTACCTGATCACCCTTCTTAGCTAATACAGCAGATTTCTTAGAACCACCACTAGTGCGCTTTGGTTTATTGTAGCCGGGAAATGTTTCACCACGATACTTCAATTTACCACTAGGTAATCGTTCTACATCTTTAGTCGTTGCCATCTGTCCAACCTTCTTTACGCATTGCCCATTCTACGTGTTCCAATGTAAATGGCCTCCCATAATGGTTCTGTACAGCTTCACGTACATAGAATACATCACTATGGGGGATATGTAAATTTCTCACAGTTCCATCAAGTACGTGTTTATAGAACTCTTCAAGAACATTGTCTGTGTATAGTTTTACTGATTTCTTTGCCATTGTCAACAATTAATTTAATATATAATAAACTTCTGCTACATTGTACGTGTTTACTTAACTGTATTTATAGTTAATGTATATACTAGAGTATATATGTAGAAGCATATTAAGTGTTACATTGTACGTGTATCACTGTTAGTGTAGTCTAACTAACTACTAACGTAGTTTTACACATTCTGTGACCTATGTCAACCCCTATTCGTACAATGCTGTATATATTATTATGTGATCACATATAAGTGTCATCCTAGTTTTGTGATCACAAGTACGTGTAAACCACTGTATATGTAATGTGGTTAACACTGTATTTTACTGATCTGTGTATTTACGTGTATACAGTAACGCCCTACCCCCCTGTGGCCCTCGCCTACCCCTGCCTCACAGCGCAATTGCGTACATCATGCAGTGTCATGACGCATGGTGAGAGCAGCAAATGTGCTATCATCCACCAGATCATACAAAGTATGTGGGATAACAATGGCTTACTTGTCTTTGACAACTGTTATGCAATCAGTTGCCACTACTTGTAGTGAGTTGAAAGGTTAAAATGTCACAACAAGGTTGTGTTGAAGTGCCGATGCTCATTTTACCCCACCCCTTTAGGGTGATGGTCAGATCAAGTGTCCAACGTTGGACGGTTCCAAGCCTCGTGCATACACGTGAGTTTTGCACACGGACTTCGCAATCTTAGATTGCTGCAGTGGCGCATGAAACGACAGGCGCAGAGGATCACGCATGAAGAGCTTGACAAACAACTCTCTATCTGATCTAACGTTTATACAATAAATATTTAACTATTCATCTTTTAGTGAAATAGTTAAATATTTCTTATATAAACATCAGATAGAGAAAGGAGCCACCAGATGGCAAAATCACCAAAAACTCAGCAAGTTGAAGGAACTTCAATCCAAGCAGATATCAAGGAAGGCAAAGCCTTGGGTCGCATTTGGAAGCAGACTAACAGTCTGAAAGACAGTACAAAAACCTCTGGTTTTGACACTCGCCTTGGGCAACTGCTTATGCGATTGAAGGCTGCTTCTTCGTTGGACAGTGGACAGATTTCACGTCAAGTATTGACGACTCATGGAATCCACATCATTGATCGCAGAAGAAGAGCAGAAGCTCTTTGGTTTGCTGAGAATGAGGTTCAGTGTCGTGAGTTTATCAAAGCCTCAAAGAAAGGCTTCACGTCACTCACTGCATTGCAGAAAGCCATGAAGGATGCTGCTAAACCTGCTAAAGCAGAAGTGTCCAACGTTGGACAGTCTGAACCTAAAACTGCTAAAGCAGACAAACCTGCTGCTACTGAACAGCGTTCAGTTAATGTGATGATTACTCGTACAAAAATGGTAGATACCATTCTGCATCACTGCAAACAAAACAACCTCAATATCGAAGATATTATTGCCGATCTTCAACAGCATCTTGGCAAGACACAAGCACCTGCAAAGGCAAAGGCAAAAGCCAAGCGCAAAGTGAAAGCAAAGCTTTCTGATGCAGAAAAGAACGTAGTTCTACGTAAATCAATCGGCTAAGTTTTGAGCATTCATGCACTCCCTTCGGGGAGTGTATTGATGTTTTAAACCATAATCGGAGATTATCAAATGTTTTTATTCAGGCTTATATTCGCATTGCTATGGACGTTCATGACAATGCTTGTGGCGTTCATGGTGTATGCAGTGCTCGTACACAATTTTGATCCCATCGTTCTTGGCGTTCTCGTACCTTATGGTACGTTGGCTATCTTAACCTTTTGGGTGAAAGATATTTAAGTGCTACAGTTATATAACACTTGATTATTTATGAAAGTGTTATATAACATGTAAACACATAATTGAAACCGTCCAATGTTGGACACTTTACAAGGAACTTGTACAATGAGATATGAACATGTAACTGAAGGCTTCACAATGGTACACAAGGTATCTATGCTCACAGGTAAGGAGAGCAGCATGGTGCTACCATTGCGTTCAGGCCAGATTGACTACTGGCTTACCAGTGGCACGTTAGTGCAGGATGCGTTCCCACAATTGAGTGATGACGCAAGAGAGTTCTTGATCTCTGGTATTACACCAGAAGAATGGAACGCAGCTTTTCCGAAGGGAGATGAATAATGACTAAACCTGCTGTTCACATATCAACCATGACAGGTAAGCTTGATGGCCTACGTGCTATCAGCACCAACACTCGTACAAATGCGTACTGCATTGAGCAACATGAACGTGCCGTTGAGCACGATACAGATAATATCTGTGGCAAATGTTATAGCCATACAATGCTCAAAAGCTATCGCAAAAACATGCAAGCTGCTTTGCAGCGCAACAGTGATTTACTATCGTCAAGGCCACTTGAGCCTTACGAAATCCCACGCATTATGGACGCTGTATTTCGCTTTGATGCTCATGGTGAGCTAATCAACATGCAACACATGGAAAACCTTGTTGCCATTGTCAATGACAATCCGTGGTGTACGTTTGCCTTGTGGACAAAGCGTACTGACATTGTGATGCGATGGTTGCGTGACAATGTGAAGCCAAACAATTTGATTTTGATTTACTCAAATCCCAAGATATCACATGTAATGTCCAAGCCGCCAAAGGGTTTTGACAAGACGTTCAACAATGTGCTTGAGCATGAGCATGTAGACAAGCAAAATTGCACAGGCCAACAGTGCAAAGATTGCAGAATTTGCTACACGATAAATGATATATTTACCGTTGTAGAAAAAGTGAAAAAGTATTGAGAGGTAACGCCATGACCGTTAACATGAACAACATATATGTAACCCACAAAGGCAGGGAAGTGTCTATTGCACAACATAGGCATAGAGACAATTGGCCTGACCAACGTGAGATTGCTATCATGCCCGAAACAAAAGAGGGTTGGGGTGATGCAACCATACTTATGTATGGCAAGTCTTTAACTAGCCTGATAGACAGGCTCAAGGAGATACGAGATGAAATTGACCAAGATCAGGTACGTAAACCCAGTGGCAAAGGCAATGCTACAGGAGCGCAAGTCTCCACAAGTAGTGCCACCCAAAAAAGGTAACAAGCGTAAGCTTACAAAGAAGGAGAAGCAAAATGCGTTACGAGATGCAAAACTTTATTAAGTTTTCTAAAACCAAAGTGTCCAACGTTGGACGATCCAAACGTAATGATGATTGGAAACGTGAGCGTAAGATTGCACGTAGACAAAAGCAACAGCAACGTAAGGTTGCCCGATAACATACTATATTATAACACTTGAAATGTATATGAAAGTGTTATAAATAGTATAGCATTAAACTATTAACCCACAAGCATAAGGAGATATGCAATGTTCAATAAAAAAATCTTTACCTGTTTCGCAATTATACCAAACAGACCCGATGACCTAGATGGTTTTCGTTTCAATATCTTTGGTATCAAAGGCAAATACAACAAGCGTCAGCACAAACGTATTCGTTTGTCATACATAAAGGGTGAGTGCATGAACCACTTTCACTTTGGCAAGCGTTCTGTCTACATAGAGCATAACCGAAACAAAGTTACAGAGCGCAAGTTCTGGCACTTCGCAGGGTAAATGCATATCGTGTTGTGGAGACGCAAGTACGTGGTATATGATGATGACGGTAAGGTTGTCATCATGTGCCACAACAAACGCATATGCAGAGACTATGTAAAGCAAATTCAAACGTCCAATGTTGGACACTTTTCGGAGAAAGATGATGGAAGTAATACTTGATGATTTCACAAACCAAGAATTTGATTTCTTGGCAGAAATGATACACGAAAAAATTACAGATATGGGTCACAAAAACGATGGTACTTTTACCTTTACGTTGTCTGTTGAATTTGAGGAGAATGACGATGAGGGTTGAAGTCTATTTCAATTTACACAAGCATCTATTCTCTGTCCGATCAGCTAGGTCGGGCAGGGTGATACTGCACACTGACAAAGTACACATTGACAACCCAGAGTTTGTGGTGCGTCAAGGTGGTAGGCAACGTGTGTTGAAAGAACGCAAGAAGAATGTCCATGCTTTTGTGCGTGGTAACATCACACATTTTTCAGACTACATGTGTGTAGAGCAAGACGATGGTACAGTAGAGTATGTCAAAAAGTGTCCAACGTTGGACAATGTTATGTACAACCCATACAAGTATGACAGTTTTGTGAAGGTGATGGACAAGACACCTGTACGTAAAGCTAAACGTGCCTACCTATCTCTTGAGCCTAGTACAGTTTTGGGAGATTACGTTGACATGAAACCCTACATATATGCAGAAGGGGCAGAGCCATGCTAGTCATGGGTTATGATGTGAAGGTTGATGTTGATGGCATGGAAAGTCTTATACAACTAGACGATACCTATCCATCAATATCTGATTGGCACAGTGCAACTAACTTTGCCATGCATCTTGCTCGTGAGATACACCCTGATGCAGTGAACATAGATTTTTTAGAATGCGGTGAGTATGAGATGGAAGAATACCTACAATACCCATACATATACGAAGCACCGTATGCAGTACAGTAAGGAGACAAACATGAAAGCTGAAAGCTATAGACTAACAGACACAGAAGCTAGAGTTAAGTTGACTAAGCGTATGCTTACCAAGTCAATCATTGATGCCAACAAATCAGTGCAACAATTAGCTGATGAAATAAACTATTCATACAACCAGATTGCCAATGGCGATAAGGTAATCATTGATGCGTTGTATGAGGATGATACACCAACAGAGGTACGTTTGTACCGTAGGCCACGAGGTGACAGGTTACTGTCCATCAAGAACCTACGTAAGTTTGCTAGTGAGGGAGACACAGTGGGGCTACGTTCAGAGGCGACTGTCAATGATGACATGTCATTCGAGATACGTGTCCTTGTGTACAAGGTAGATGAAACGGAAACCACCACCGACAGAGAAACCAATGCCGCCTGATGATCCATGTGACGATTGTACACATTGGATAGGTAAAATGAATAGGAGTAAACATGAATAGATTTATCATAAACTACAGCCCTGACTTGATTGCTCGTGACTTGTGTGACAAGCACGTGGTCAAGATGCCACTTGAAG